CTGCCCGCTTGCCGCTTCTCTGAACGACGGCGATGTGGCGTTCTCCATCGACTATCTGGGCGCAGAGCCCTGTCAGTTCTCCCTGGAGAGCACCCCGACCGCGCCGATTCTGGAGCAGTACATCAGGGGCAGCTTGAGGGCCAAGAACTACGTCTTGGCTTCTCGGATGAGCTACACCCAGAACGTGGTGGAGCAGGCCGCGAACAGCTCCTTCTGGGACGACTTCGCCGACTGGGTGGAGACGCAGACCTCCGCGCAGAATCTGCCCAAGCTGGCAGGTGATAAAAAGGCAGAGGCTGTGGTGTGCCTTTCCCCGGGGTACATCCTGAACCAGGATGCCAACACCTGCCGATTCCAAATTCAGCTTCAACTTCAATACTATCAGGAAGGGAGATAACCCTATGACTGTTTCCGAAACCCTGACCGCGCTCAAGACCAAGAAGGGCATCGTGCCCAGCGCGGACTACACCGGCACCGAAAAAGCCGATGACTTCATCTTTGCAATCCAGACCGATGCCTCCACCCAGACCAAGGAGAGCGACTGGGTCGTGTTTGCAGAGCGTGTCAAGGAGCACTCCGGTGCCCTGAACGCTTCCACCGAGGACGTGGCCTATATCCGCGCAGGCACTGTCACCGAGAAGGGCGAGACCCAGCGCACCTTCTCCCTGAACGGTAACCGCTGCGTGGGCGACCCTGCGCAGGATTTCCTGCTCTCCCACAAGATCAAGTTCGGCTCCGGCACTGAGGTGGTTTTCCCTTATATCTACTTCAGCGCAAAGACCGGCAAGGGCGAGAAGGGCGCAGCTGCCTTTATCGTCACTTCCGATGCAAGCGGCTCCGCCGGTTTTGCCTGCGACGTGAAGGGTGTTGGCGTTCCGGCTGAGTTCAACTACCTGACCCTGACTCAGGCCGACACGCAGTCCACCAAGGCTGCCAAGGTCTGATAACAACACCACACAGCCCTCGTTCCCCGGTGAACGGGGGCCCTTTTTGTAACAGGAGGATTTTCCATGATCATCAACGGCATTGAATTTGATTTTTCCACCCTGAACGCCAACGACGTGGATCGGATGCTGGCTGCACAGACCCGGCAGCAGGAAC